AAAAAAAGATTAGGATATATAAAAATAATTTCGTATATTTGTATAACAAATGAAAGTTTAACCTTAATAGAATATAAATGGCAATAAAAACAAAAAAATTAATTAACAAAAAACCTGAGTATGATGAAATTATATCATATGATAATCCAAAGGTTGTAGAAGAAATGGAAAAACAATGGCCTGAGATGACAACTGAATTCAAAAGAATAATGTTTACTCAATATGAATTGTTTTGTTTAAAACAATCTAACTATGGACCAGATAATATTTCTGTTGGTTCTAATTTAGAAACTGAACAAGAAAAGAAAGTTTCTTTGACCGGTTTGTGGTTTAGAATGAATGATAAAATTCAAAGGTTGAAACAATTAGTAGTTTTAGGTAAACAAGATAACATCGGAGAATCATGTGAAGATACGTTTCAAGACTTATCAGTTTATGGTATAATTGCACAATTGGTTTCATCCGGTAAATGGGCAAAATAGTTAATAACTTTTATAAAAAAGGTGTAAGAAAATCGGTAAATCTTATACTTATAGGTACACCGAGTGTTACTAGTTTAGCACTCAAAACTTAAACTTAAACAATTAATAATTAACAATTAAATTTAAACAAGATGGCTTTAGACATTAACGCAATCAGAGGTAGACTGAACAAACTACAAAACACGCAAAGGAAATCTGATAACCTATGGAAACCAACTCCTGGTAAACATACAGTCAGAATCGCTCCTTACCAATTCGACAAGGATAATCCATTTATCGAATTGTATTTTCACTACAACATTAACAACAAAACTTATTTATCACCACAATCATTTGGTAGACCAGACCCTATTGTAGAGTTTGCGGATAAACTAAAAAGAATGGGAGATAAAGAAGATTGGAAAGCAGCGAAAGCTATGGAGCCAAAACTTCGTACTTTTGTTCCTGTTCTTGTAAGAGGTGAAGAAGGTGAAGGAATCCGTTTTTGGGGATTCGGTAAAACAGTATATCAAGAAATTCTTGGATACATTGCTGACCCAGATTATGGTGATATCACAGACCCAACGAGTGGTAGAGATTTAACAATCGAATACAAATCAGCTGATGAAGCTGGTACTAGTTATCCAACTACTACTATTAGAGTTAAACCAAGTACATCTCCAATCACGGCAGATGAATCAAAAGTTCAAGGTTTATTGGAAGGACAGACTGAAATTACTGACTTATATTCAGAATTATCTTATGATGAATTAAAATCAGTATTAGAAGGATGGTTAAATCCAAATGCAGAAGGTGAATCTAAACCTGCATCAGCAGGATTAGCTCAAGCAGCTTCAGCACCATCACAACCAACTGAACCAAAAGCAGAAATCAACGCTCCTCAGAAAACTGATGAAGTTGCAGCTGCATTTGATGACTTGTTTAACAAATAAAAACCAATTTAATGGCGAAGAAGAAAGTAAAAGAACTGGATCTTGCAGACATCCTAGCGGGTGAACTGAATAAACAATCCAAAGACCAAAAAGTAGCATTTTTCCTTAATGAAGATGAAGCTCCTACAAATGTAGATGGGTGGATATCGACTGGGTGTGCAATGTTAGATGTGGCAGTTTCCAATCGTCCTTATGGTGGTTTACCTGTTGGTAGAATAACTGAAATAACAGGATTAGAACAATCAGGAAAATCATTAGTATCAGCCCACCTCCTTGCCGAAACACAAAAGCAAGGTGGTGTTGCTGTTCTTATTGATACAGAAACTGCAGTAAGTAGAGATTTTTTAGAAGCAATCGGTGTTGACGTTTCTAAATTACTTTATGTATCAGCAGATTCGGTTGAACAAATCTTTGATTTCACAGAAACTATCATTGAGAAAGTTAGAGAAACTTCCAAAGATAAAATAGTAACAATAGTAGTAGATTCAGTTGCGGCTGCTTCTACAACTAATGAATTAGCAGCAGATTACAAGAAAGATGGATATGCTACTGATAAAGCTATTATTATCTCGAAGGCAATGAGAAAGATTACCAATATGATTGGTAGACAGAAAATCTCATTGATATTCACTAACCAACTTAGACAGAAGATGAATGCTATGTTCGGAGACCCTTGGACTACAAGTGGTGGTAAAGCTCTTGCTTTTCACGCATCTGTAAGATTAAGGTTAAAGAATATGGGACAAATCAAGATGAAACAAGGTGGACAAGATAGGACAGTTGGAATGAAAGTTCGTTGTCAAGTAGTAAAAAACAGAATGGGACCTCCATTAAGAGCAGCCGATTTTGAAATATTTTTTGACAGAGGAATTGATAACTACGGTTCGTGGTTAAAGGTTATGAAAGAAAATAGCTTAGTAAAGCAAGCAGGGGCATGGTATACATATGTTGATACAGAAACCGGAGAAGAAATAAAATTCCAATCCAAAGATTTCATCGAGATGATGGGAGAAAGAGAAGAGTTACGTGAACAGATTTATAAGAAAATTTGTGAAGAAACTATCCTACAATATAAAGGAGATACTCTTGATATCGATAATATGGAAATAGATACTAAAGGACCTGGAATTAACGAGTAAAACAAAAATCAATATGAGTAAATTAATTACAATGTTGAGAAAGAGTGCTGAGGCTGATAAAGCCAAAGCACTTTTATCTCTCGAATTACTAGATAATAAGGCGGTCGGTATCGGAGACCATTCTACTACAGATTTCTACAAAAATGCAGAAGAAGCCCTTGTTATGTTAGTAGATGCAGATGATAGGTTGGGAGCAATTGAAAAATACTTTCCTCCAACAAAAGAAGTTATATAAATGAAAGAACTATACAAAAACATTTTAGATTCGGTTGAAACTGATAGAACCCAAAATATCAATAAACACAAGAATTCTCGTGTATTAATTATTGATGGGTTAAACACGTTCATCAGATGTTGGTCATCAATACCAACTATGAATGAAGATGGAGACCACGTAGGTGGTGCTACCGGTGTACTAAAATCAATAGGTTACGCAATCAGACAAACTCAACCAACTCGTGTTGTTGTAGTGTTCGATGGAAAGGGTGGTTCAACATCACGTAAAAAGAAGTTTAGTGGGTACAAAGCTCAACGAGATTCTAACAAACTTAGAGTAAATCGTGCATATAAAGGTATGATGAACGATGAGGATGAAAGAGAATCTATGAAAAGACAATTCGTTTGGTTAAATGAAATGTTAGATGGGTTACCATTAACAACTATGATTTACGATGGGGTTGAGGCAGATGATATAATGGCTTATATTTCTACCACACTTCTCAAGGAAGATGAACAAGCGGTAATCATGTCAACAGATAAGGATTTCCTTCAACTGATTGATGATACGACTATCGTTTGGTCACCTACCAAAAAGAAAATGTACAATACAAAAATGGTAAAAGAAGAATATGGTATAGAATCCAAGAATCTTTTACTATATAGAGTATTGGATGGAGATAAATCAGATAACATTCCTGGCGTATATGGATGTGGAATCAAAACAGTATTGAAGAGATTCCCAGAAATCGGTGGAGAAGAAAAGTTATCAGTAGATGATTTATTACAACTTTGTGAAACTAAATATGATGAAACGAAGGGTAAGATAAAGATATATAAAGATATTCTTGGTTCTAAAAACCAAATTTTATTAAATAGGGAACTAATGCAACTAGATGACGTTGATATTAGTGGTACTATAAAAATGAATACTTTAGATAGATTTAACGAACCTGTTCCCTCTCTAAACAAATTAGATTTTATGAAAATCCTCCTTAAGTACAAGGTTATAGGAAACTTCGGTGATATCAATGATTGGTTAAAAACCACATTCGGTAACATCATTACAGATTAATTTATTGGGTGATTGAAGATTGAGATAAAACCGCTCATTTGCTGGCTACCGGATATCACCCATAAATTATTTTAAAAAAATTAGGTTATTACAAATATATTTCGTATATTTGTAATCAAATTACTAAAACATATAAATGCAAGAATTAGATACATTATCCAAATACGGTCAATCCTTCCAATCAAAGGTTCTTTCGGCTCTTCTTGTTGATGGTAAATTCTTAGATACTATATCCGAGATAACCACACCTAAGTTTTTCGAAAACGATGCGAGTAAATGGATTGTTAGTGAAATATTAGAGTATCATAGT